AAAAGTAAACATAACCTTTTGCGGATCTAATGCAACCAAAGCATACACGTCTATTGCATCTTTATCGTATTCTCTTTTCTTGGTAAACGAACCACGTCTGAAGTCATACTCCCATGACACTCTATGGTTTCTTATTTTAGATTGTGTTTTAACTTGGCATTTATATAGCGTGTGGTCTACGTCAAAGATGATGTCTGCTTCTGCGCTATGCGGAACTACCATTACAGTATCAGCGTATAAAGAAAGAAGCGAGGCTACTAAGTACTCTCCAGATCGGCCAATTCTTTCCGATTGGCGTGGCATGATGTTATTGGGTCGTTGGCTCTTGTTGTACTTGTTCTGACACTAAAGGCACGGCTGGTTGTACTGCAAGCGCGCTAGGTGGTACAGGTGAGTCAGGTAATTTAGGTATTTTATTTAAAAACTTTTTCATAAACTCTTCTTTTTTGCCTGAAACATTTTTGCTTGCACTTCTAAATAAACTCTTATCAAACGGATTAGATAAGAATTGATTTAATAATCTTAATAAACCAAATCCAGCAAAAGCACCGACACCTCCGCCAGCACTTATACCTGTTGTACCAATCAATGCTGTAGGGCCTAATGATTGTGCAGATCTTAACAAACCAGACCTAAGTATAAATGTATTAACATCAGGTAATGCTTCTGGAAATTGTTTTAATATATTTAAAAACTCGTATAAATCTTCAGCCTTTGTAAACTGATAATCTTTTAATAATTCTTGTGTTGCCGCATATCTCTTACTTTTTAAATTATCAAAACCAAGTTCGTTGTATAACTTGCCAAAATCTCTTTTTTCACTTTTTAAATATTTGTTAAATAAATCATCAAGGTAATTAGCAGCCAATTCATTAACCTTTCTAGTTCCTATAATATTTTTTAACTCTTTTACTGATTCTGGTGATTTAGCATCACTAAATGTTTTAAAGTACAAATCTTCTATTCTTTGTGATGGTGGTCTACCAACACCAGGTCTTAAAGCTCCCCTACCTAACGCTTTTTGGAACTCTTTACCAGTTTTACCTTCAACTACAGCCATATATTCTTTAAATAATCTGTCTCCAGCAGCCATTAATCTTCCTGCTTGGTCTTTGGGGTCACGCAATTGTTTTTTCATGGTATCTTGTAGAGCTGTAATCGATCTATAAGCATAGTTGTTAGGAACAGAACCCTTTGCTGGGTCATACTTTTTAGCTAAATTTGTTAGTTTTGTATCTAATGCTTCAACATCATTATATGAAAGTTTTGGTTGTACTTGTGTTACACCTCTTCTACCCATTACAAAGTCTGACTTATATAGTCTAATTTCATTAAATAAATCTAAAACATCTTTAGGAGCATCTGTAAATTTGCTTTTTGGATAAACAGTATTTACTGTTCTAACTAAATTAGTTGTGTCAAAAAAATTACCTTTCTTTTTATTTAATTCTTTTGCTTTTCTATAAACAGATGTATAGGAGTTTCTCCAATCTTTAAATGATTGCATACCAAGTTCTTTAATCATTTTTGATCTTTCTACTTCTGTTAAAGGGGTTTTTTTAGCTGTAGGTGATATTCTTTTGCTTAATGCTTTATCAACTTGTTCAAAAGTTTTAGCTAACTGTTTTTGACCAGGCGCACCTGCTAAAGGCATACGACTTGTTAAATTATATATACCTCTCACAAAAGGAGATGTGCTTGCTTGACCAAGAGAAAGATCAATACCCTCGTCAGCTAATTTAACAGCTTGTTCTGCTGCTTCATCAGTAATACCCATCTGTCTTTCAAGAAAAGACAATGTACTATCTGGGTCACTTGATTTTTTTACAGCCGCTTCTTTTGCTGCTTTTGCTTTATCGACAATTTTAGTTACTGCTGGTTTTAATGCTTTACCAGCAACAGGAACTGCAACTGTTAATCCAGCATCAACAGCTCCTGTAACGGCAGCATCTCTAACTCTTTCACTTGCACTTGGCGCTGGCATATCAGGAGCTAACAAATCTCCTAGAAAATCTGCTGCTAATGAACCGCTACCAGATCCCACTCCTGCACCTGCGCCTGCGCCTGCAATAATACCAGCTGGTCCTGCTGGCGCACCTGCTATACCACCAACAATAGCACCACCAACTCCACCAACAACTTCTAAAAATCCTTCTGCCCAAGATGGCAACCTGCCTGGATAATCTTTAGGGTCTATGAGGCCAAGCTCTATACCTATATTTCTTGTTTTAGCATAGTAAGTTTTTGCATCTATTTTTCCATCTTGCAATAACTTATAACCATCAGATTTTATTTCGTTAAAAACCTGTTGTTTATTTTCTGCTTGTTTTAATTGTTCGTAAGTTACAGCCATTATTTATAAACTACTGTCCTTGTTTAAGAATAAACTAGAATATTTACCCTCGGAAACAAACTGCTCTGGTTTTAGAGTTTCTTCTTTTTTGCCTTTTAATGACAATATAGCTGCATCTAATTTTTTAGACAATAAAATGCTTTTATTTAATTCATCTCTGTAAGCATTTTTTGTTGCATCATTTAATATGCTAGAGTTTAAACCTTCTTTTAAACCATTTATTCTAGCGTCAACTTGGTCCTTTATGTTTTCGTATTTTTCTCTTGCGTCAGCGTGTGATGTCGCTGCGCTCATAGGCAAATTACCTTTTATGTTTTCATAAATTAACATATTTGGTTTACCAGTAAAATCAGCTGCCAAATTAGCTAAAATTTCTGTGTTTAAACTGTTTCTTGCTCTTACCGCTGCGCCAGTTTTAGGATCAATGTCAAAACCAGCAATTCTGGTTGCTTTACTAATACCCTCTTGTAAGGCATCAACAGGTCCAAAAGCTTGATCTAAATCTGCAAAAGTATCTAAAACACCTGTTTCTTTTGCTGTTTTTTCAATATTTTGCTCTACGCTTTCAATAATTTGTGTACCAGACATATCTTTTTGTCTTAGTTCCATGACATCTTTTGGTGTAACCCCTGCTAAAATTAAATTTATTTCTTGGTCTGTAAAGCCAGCTCCTTTTAATCTTTGTATTTGTTGTTGTGAACCTATAGCACTTTCTTCTAATTCTTGTTGTCTTAAATAACCTTGTTGCAAACCTCTTTCACCAAATAACTCATACATTTTTGCAAGCTCAGGATTTGTTTGTGCAAATTCAGATAATTTTTGTTGTCTTTGTTTTTCTTGTTCTTGTCGTTGCTGTGCTTGTAACATAGCCTGTCTTTGCATAGTACCAGCAATAGGATCTCTTCTTGCAAATACGTCTGACAAAGCACTAAGACCTAAACCAACTTTTTGTTGTCTTTGCATCTGCTCTGGTGTTAATGGTGTTTGTGGTTTGCCAAAAATCATACTAATCTCCTAAAATCCGTATGTTCCGCCGCTAGCAGCAGCAGAGCCACCACCAAACATACCAAATGGATTTAAGCCACCTAATGCTAATGAACCAAACAATCCAGCAGCTCCTCCTAGCACATCGCCGAGTCCTGTGCTTTGTTTACCAGTTTGTGTTGTTGTAACTAACGGTGTACCCATACCAGCTTGTAACAGTCCAATTTGTTGCGGTCCATAACCTAATGCTCTTGCAAACTCGCCTCTTTGTGCATCGATTGCTCTTTGTTGTAGTGCTTGTTGTTGTGCGCCTATACCGCCTAATAAACCTAATTGTTGTAGTTGTTGTCCTTGTAAACCACCTAACAAGCCTGCCCTCTGCGCACGCGCCTGCATTTCTAATTGTGGCTGTGTTAATGCAGCTCTACCAGCAATATCTAAACCAGCTAATTGTCTTTGTTGTTCTAGCTGTGCTTGTTGCATACGTCTTTGCTGTCCTAGCTCTGCACCAAAGATACCTGCTTGTTGACCAAGCTGTGCTTGTTGTAAAGCTCTTTGTTGTTCTTGACCAGCACCAAATATGCCTAACTCTTGTTGTCTTGCTATATCACGCTCTGCCGCCGCTTGCGCCTGCTCAAAGCCTCTTTGCCTTCCTTCAATAGCAGTTCTTTGCATTGCCTCTGCGTAAGGTCTTTGTGATTCTGCTTCTAATAATGCAGATCGTGAACCACCAAAAGCACCTGCTCTGATTGCTCTTTCTTGCGCACCGCCACGCGCTATATCAGCTTGTCGCTGTATATCTTGCATAGCTAAATCTATAACTTGTTGTTGATAAGGTGATTGATATGCACCTATGTCTTGACTTAATAAACCTTGAAATTGTGGAGTAGATACTGGACCTATTTGTGCCGCACCTGGAGCTTGTGTTGCTTCTATCGTTGGTGCTTGAAAACCAGTAACAGGTTGTATGGTAGGTCTAAACTGATCTTGCGCCATACCTTGTAAAGCTTGTGTTGGGTCATAACCCATACCTGTTTCAAACATACCTCTTGTAGCTTGAAACTGTCGCAGTTGGTCTGGTGAGAAACCAGCGACCATTGGGCCTGTATAGGGTAAGAATGGTTGTTGTGCTACGCCTCTAGCTGCACCAAACAGTTCTTTAAACTGTTGCTCTTGGAACGCTGGTAAACTTGCTTCTTGTACTGTTGTGGTTTTTCCTTTACTCATAAGTCTTTTCTAATTAAATGTTCTGTCTCAAATCCTAGATGTTTTATCTTTCTAATCCATCCTTTTCTACCGCCACCGTATAATCTTTTAATACCTGCGGCTTTTGCAAATGCTTCTATTGATGGTAGCATTTCTTCTAGTTCTTCGTAATCACCACCACAAAATAATAAATTCATTGCTTTAACTTGTGGATATATTACAAATTCTGTTATGTATGCAGACTTTTTGCCTGGCCATAAATGGAATATACCATGTCTTATTTTATCTTCTATATCGTCAATTGTATAGGAATCTTGATACTTTACAGCTTTTGCTATATAAGGTTTACATCTTTCCCACTCAATTTCCCAAGGATCTTTGTTTGCTTGGTTTATATTAACTACTTTATTAGTCGCCTTTTGCATATTCAACTACACTAGCTGTAACATTAATATTTGCATGGTTTACTTGTATTTTAAGTATTTCACCTGCTGTTAAGATCAAACTTTTAGATAACATTTCTTGGGTTTCATGCGCTGTAATATTATGTGATTTCCAAAGATAGTGATTGGTTGCACCAGATGTTATAACAATATCTATATCTGTTTGTTGGTTGCCATCATCACCAACCAATAAAGATTCTACTATTGCAAAGTCAAAATCTCCACCAGAGGGTGCTGTATATATAGTTTCTAAAGATGCTGTACCGCTTACATCTAATTTAGCGTTTACAGCTCTTTGTATATACTGTCTTTGTGAGGATAAATCCATTATCTTCTACCTCTGGTTCTAACATTCAATCTTATGTTACCAACTTGAAAGTCTTGATTGGTGCTACCTGTTACAGTCATTTGTACTTGTCTTGCTGTAAATCTTGCATCGGTATATCCGTCATTTTCAAAGGTAAAACTACCAAAATCTGTTTCGCTACCTAATGGGGTAAACTTACCTTTAAAACTTATGGTTACACCTGGTAATGTATTTGCTTCTTCATCTGGAATAATCTGGTTACATTGCACATAGTTGTCACCGTTACCTAATTCTATTGGACCGCTAGTACAAAATGGTGCATCACTATTTAAGTTTGGTGAATTAGATAATGTGGTTGATTCGTGTTCGTATACAAAACCACTTGAATCACAAGCAATAGGATAATCAAACGCACCTTGGTCAACCCAACAACCTCTATCTAAAGAACCTATAGACCAAGTGTTTTCTAAATAATTCCAGATTACATATTTGTTTGGTGTGTATTGTCCATCACCTACAGGAAAACCCCACCATATTTCGTTAAAGTTAGAGTTATGTCCACCCCAACATGATTGTCTGCCAGTTATATTTAGATTGTCATATACATAATCATGCACATCGCATTTAATTTCTCTGACGACACCATCGTAAACAAAGAATGAGTTTTCACCCATCCACGCAAGAAAGTTTCCTGTTTGCACGACTGATCTTCTACTTACAGCTTTACAGTTTGCACCTGCTGCTGCGATACCATAAACAAACGGAGAACCTACATAGCTCATTCTATCGATACCAGTATCACTAAAAACTATGACATCATTTTGATATTTAACGCCTAATAACGCACGACCACCTGTAGGTATTTGCACATCACCTGCTGTATTGGTAGCTTTAGATGTCCAGTTTGTATTATCTTCTCTGTCACTCCAAGATACCTTTCTAGGATCGCCACCTGTTCCAATTGCAACTAAATGCCTTTCATTAGTCACTAGGACAGCCTGACAGCCTGTAGGAGCGTTTGTTACTGCTGTGGCTATAGTATCTGAAGTACCCCCTGGTTGTGATTCTGGTCGCCATTGATATATC